TATCGTATGCGGATAGCAAGTGTTTGTATTACAAAATGAAATTTTGATGTGATTTTTACTGCCTGGAGGGATCCGGGCTTTTTCTATGCCTATTTTCAGGAGGTGGTGACACATGGCAAGCCGGATCAAGGGTATTACAGTGGAGATCGGCGGCGATACCACGGGGCTTGACAAGGCATTAAAGGGTGTCAATTCCTCCATCAGTAAAACACAGTCTGCGCTCAATGATGTAAACCGGCTGCTGAAGCTCGACCCGACCAATACGGTCTTGGTGGCGCAGAAGCAGGAGCTTTTGACGCAGGCCATCAGCCAGACGGAGGAAAAGCTCTCCGCGCTGGAAGCCGCGCAGGAGCAGGTGACGGCAGCCTTCCAACGGGGCGATATTGGCGTTGACAAGTATCAGGCGTTTCAGCGGGAAATCGAGGAAACTCGCGGCAAGCTGAACAAATATAAAAGCGACCTGTCCGGCCTGCAAACTGAGCAGGGCAGCTTATCCACCAATACGGCCCGTCTGGAAAAGCTGTTTGCCGCAACGGGAACCGAGGTGGACGATTACGCGGACATCCTTGGGAGCCAGTTGGTATCCGCCATTAAAAACGGTACGGCCTCCTCCGACCAGCTCAAAGCGGCGATTGAAAAAATCGGGAAAGCGGCCACCGGAGGGAAAGCGGATGTAAGGCAGCTTACGGACGCACTGGATACGGTGGACGACGGCGAGGCCCTGCAAAATCTCATTGAGGAATTGAACCGGGCCGGGGATGCCGCTGAGGATACGGCGGAGGACATTTCCGATATTGCGGAGGCAACCAAGGGCGCGGCCATCATGGAGGCCGCCGACCAGCTTTCCGCCGTCGGGGACAAGATACAGGATATTGGAGAAAAGGCATATACAGCCTTTTCCGATACGGAAAGCGCCGTAACCAAGGTCAACGCTTACTTTGGCGAAACCGGGAAGGCGGCGGAGCAGTCTGCAAAGGTCATCCAGTCGGTCTATGAGGCTGGCGTTGGCGAGAGCATGGACAGCGTGGCCGACGCGGTTCTCATGGTGAAGAAAAACCTCGGGGACTTAAGCGATACGGATCTGACGAACCTCACCCAGCAGGCCATCACCTTGGAGGAACTCTACGGCATCGACATGAATGAAACCCTCCGGGGTGTCAATTCCCTCATGAAGCAGTACGGCCTGACGGCGCAGGAGGCCATGGACTACATCGTCAAGGGGACGCAGAACGGCCTTGATAAAACCAATGAGCTGGGGGATAACCTCAGCGAATACGCAGGCAAGTTTGCGCAGGCCGGTTACTCCGCCTCAGAGTATTTCCAGCTCCTCGATAATGGCTTGAAGAATGGCGCTTACAATCTGGATAAGGTCAACGATGCCATTAACGAAGTCACCACCCGCTTGGTGGACGGCACCATTGGCGATTCCATCGGCTCCTTCTCCACCAAAACGCAGGAGCTGTTTACCTCATGGCAGAACGGCGGCGCAACGCAGAAGGAAGTCATTGATTCCATTGTGGCGGACATCGGGAACTGCACCAACCAGCAGGAAGCATTAAACCTTGCGGCGCTGGCCTTCGGAACCATGGCCGAGGACGGGAACCTGAAATTCATTACGTCCCTGACCTCCGTGGGCAGTACCTATGACAGCGTCAAGGGCTCCGCGCAGGGGATGTTTGACGCGACCACAACGCCCATGCAGGAAATGGAGGCCAACACAAGGAAATTGCAGCAGGCGCTGGTTCCCCTTGGGGAGAAGCTGGCGGAGCTGGCAAACGCGATCCTGCCGCCCTTGGTGGCGGTGGTTTCGGCCATCAGCGGCTGGTTTGAAAAGCTGCCCGGCCCGGTGCAGAACTTCGTCCTTATCTTGGGGGCGCTTCTTGTCGCCTTCACCACGCTTACGCCGGTCATTGCGGCCATGTCGGTGGCGGTTGGGACACTGAATATCTCCCTGCTCCCGATCATCGGCATTATTGCCGCCGTGGCCGCCGCCATTGCCGGGATCATTGCCATTGTGCAGAACTGGGGCGCGATTACGGAGTGGTTCGGGAACCTGTGGACAACGGTCTGCAACGGGATCGGCCAGATGGTCGAGTCGTTGAAGCAATGGTTTTCCGGCCTGTGGACGCACCTGCAAGGGGTGTGGGACGGTATCTGCAACGTGGTACAGACGGCGGTTATGCTGCTGGGCTCTATTTTGCAGGCGGCCTTTGACATTATCACCCTGCCCTTCCGCCTGATCTGGGAGAACTGCAAGGAAGCGGTGACGGCGGCATGGAATAACATTAAATCGGTGGTATCTTCCGCCATCAATGCGGTATCCGGCGTGATTTCTTCCGTTATGAATACCATACGGACGGTGATGTCTACGGTCTGGACGGCCATCAGCACCACCGTATCGAACGCAGTCAATGGCATCAAAAATGTGGTGACTACGGTATTCAATGCCATAAAGTCGGTGGCCTCCTCGGTGTGGAACAGCATTAAGTCGGTGATCGGCTCCGTGGTGGACGGGATCAAAAGCAAGGTTTCTTCCGTATTTAATGGGCTGAAAAGTACCGTAAGCTCCATATTCAACGGGATCAAATCGGTGGCAACCTCTGTCTGGAACGGGGTAAAGAGCGCCATCACTACGCCGGTGGAAGCGGCGAAAAATACCATCAAGGGGGCGCTGGATAAAATCAGCAGCTTCTTTTCCGGCTGCAAGCTGCAGCTCCCGCATATCAAGCTGCCGCACTTCAAAATTTCCGGCAGCCTGTCCATTTCCCCGCCCAGTGTCCCGCACCTGTCCATTGACTGGTACAAGGAGGGCGGCATCATGGCCCGGCCCACGGTCTTTGGCATGAATGGAAGCTCCCTTATGGCAGGCGGCGAGGCCGGGCAGGAAGCCATTCTGCCGCTGGCCGGATTTTATAAAAATCTGGAAGCCATTCTGTCGGATCGTCTGGATATGTCCGGCATGGAGAAGTATCTGGCGGTCATTGCCGCCAACAGCAGCAAGGGCATTTATCTGGAAGACGGCACGTTGGTGGGGCACCTGCTCCCAGCCATTGACGGCGGGCTTGGAAAAACACAAAAACTGCAAAGGAGGCTGAGTCTATGAGGCCAGATGTAACCATTGACGGCGTATCCATGGCCAGCCTCGGCTGGCTGCGGGAAAGCGTCAATTTCCCCACACCCCAGTCACAGACGGATACCCTTGTGGTTCCGGGGCGCAATTCTCCCATCCGGTACACGCAGGCGCTGGGCCGCGTATCCTACCAGCCCCGGAGCTTTGAAATCCTGCTGTCCATGCTGGGGAGCCGGGCCGCTTTCAACGAAAAGGTAAGCGAGGCGGCTAACCGGTTCGCCGGGCAGCTCGTCCCGGTGATATGCAGTGAGGAGCCGGGGCTTTATGCCCTCGGCACGTTGGAGCTGGCTCCGACGTATGAGCCGCTGACAGGCAAAGGGCAGCTTACCCTGTCCTGTTCGGACGGGGATGCTTACCGCTACCATGCGCAGGAAACGGTGGTAACGGTCACGGGTGGCGGCATGGTCATTCTGGATAACGACTATATGCCCGTTGTGCCTGTGGTTGCAGTGACCGCAGAAACGGCGCTGAGCTGGCAGGTGGGCGGGGATACTTTTCAGAAATCGGTAAGCGCTGGCACATGGGAATTTCCCGAACTGGAATTGCAGGCCGGGAGGAATACTCTGTCGGTGGCGGGAACCGGGACAGTGACTTTCCGATACCGGGAGGGCCGCCTATGAGATTGTTCCGTATCTATGTGGACGGCGCATTGTTTTACCATCCCCACCTGTCCAAGCTGGCGGTGACGAAAGCAGAGGTCAAGGAGGATGCGGAGAACATCGACAGCCTGACGCTTTCCGCGCCATACAACCACCCGTATCTCGATACGATCCGGCCCATGGCCTCGGTCATTGTCTGCAAGAAAGGCAATCAGACGGTATTCGAGGGCCGGGCCTTGGATGATGGCAGCGATTTCTATAACTCCCATACTTGGACGTGCGAATCGGCGCTGGCGTATTTGAAGGATACCATTCAGCCTCCCTATGACTACAAGGGGAGCTTGCGGGGCCTGCTGGAATACTTTGTGGCGGAGCATAACAAGGCGGTGGAGGAACAAAAGCAGTTTTCCGTTGGTATGGTAACGGTGACGGATGAAAATGATTATATCGCGTATAGCTGCTCGGATTTCTCCGTTACCATGGACGCGATCCGGGAAAAGCTCATAGACACCCACGGCGGGTATCTGCGCCTCCGGTATACCGAAACGGGAAAGGTTTTAGACTACCTTTCGGATTTCAGCGAGGCTTCTCTCCAACGGGTGGAGTTTGGAAAAAACCTCACGGACGTAACCATCAACCGGGATCACACCCAGCGGGTAACGGCCCTCATTCCTTTCGGGGCCAAGATTACGGAAACGGACGCGGAGGGGAATGAAACCGAAACCGGCGGGCGCGTCACCATTGAAGCCGTCAACGATGGGAAGAACTATGTATATGACGAAAAGGCGGTGGAGGAAATTGGCTGGATATGGGCCACTGAGGTTTGGGAGGATGTGACCCTTGCCTCCAACCTCCTGCGCAAAGCAACCGCCCGGCTGGCGGAGCTGACCCAAGGGATCGTAAGCATTGAGCTGACGATTGTGGACGAATCCGACACCGGGGCGGATGTGGGGGACATCCATGCGCGGCAGTATGTGTATTGTTCCTCGCCGCCCCATGGCATTGACGGGCGGTATCTGTGTATCAGTAAGACCAAGGATTACTTAAACCCTGCCGGAAATACCATCACCGTCGGGGCCAGCGGCGTGACGCTGACGTCCCTATCCGCGAAGCAGAATAACAGCCTCAGTACGCTGGAACAGGACATTCTCGGCCAGACCAGCAAAATCGAGGATATTTCCGGCAAGGTGGACGAGATCAGCGGGGCGAAAATGTACAGGATCGAATTGCTGGTGGAAGGCGCCAGCATTTTTCGGGACAAGGGCCAGCAGAGCGTCCTGCGCTGTAAGGTGTATTCGTGGGACAAAGACATTACGGACACGCTGGAACCCGCCGTATTTTTCTGGCACCGGAAATCCGGCCATGCGGAAGCCGACACAGATTGGGACGGTCTGCACCAAGGGATGAAAACCGTTACCGTATCAACCGAGGACGTACTGGACAATGCGTCCTTTTATTGTGAAGTTATCTTTTAAGTTTTGAAGGAGGAAACGCTATGCCTACCATTTTAACATCCAGCCAGCAGACCTTTGTGGACATTACCGATCAAAGGAAGCTGTCGGCCTATATCACTTCCAACCTGCCCAAGACGCAGAGCGAAGATCCCAACTCGCT